TTGCTTGAAAAGCAGCAGATTATGTATACTCGTCTTTCTCTTTCTGATGACCCAGAAGCGGTTGAGATGAAAGAGAATCTACGAAAATCAGTTGCTCTGATGGGATTTCCACCAGATACTGATATGAATATATTATTCAGTAGTATGAACAAAACCATCGAGTCCCTCAAGCAGTTCATTGACCGCTGAGGCAATTTCTGTTATACTATCCGAGTAATCCCCCGAATCCAAACTATCCGAGGTATCCAAATGGGTTTTTCTGACCTTAAAAAACAGTCTAAACTTGGTTCTTTGACTGCTAAACTAGTCAAAGAAGTTGAAAAAATGAATAACTCCGAAAGTTCTAGTGACGAACGCTTTTGGAAGTTGAGTGTAGATAAATCAAATAATGGTTATGCAGTGATTCGATTTCTTCCCGCACCTGATGGTGAAGATCTTCCTTTTGCTAAAGTCTATAGTCACGCATTTCAAGGTCCTGGCGGTTGGTTGATTGACCAATGCTTGACTACTGTTAATCAAAAGTGTCCCGTGTGTGAGCATAATTCTGCTCTGTGGAACAATGGCACTGATGCTGGCAAAGAAGTTGCCCGTAAGCAGAAGCGTAAACTGACTTATGTCAGCAATGTTTATGTCGTCAAAGACCCTGCCAATCCTGAAAATGAAGGTAAAGTCTTCCTCTTCAAGTATGGTAAGAAAATCTTTGATAAGATTATGGAAGCAATGCAACCTGAATATGAGGATGAAACTCCGATCAATGCATTTGATTTCTGGCAAGGTGCTAACTTTAAACTGAAAGCAAAGAGTGTTGCTGGTTATCGTAACTACGATTCTAGTGAATTTGCTTCTGTTTCTCCTCTGCTGGATGATGATGATGCTATGGAAGCAATCTGGAAGAAGCAGTATTCTCTTGCCGAATTTGTTGCTGCCGATCAGTTCAAGTCTTATGATGAACTGAAGAAGCGTCTTGAGTATGTGCTGGGTTCCAAAGGTTCCCGCCGTGTGGATGAGGAAGTGGCAGAAGAGGAGGAGTATTCTCGTGGTCCTGTGAAGGAACTGACTGAGGATCTCCGTGATGAATTGTCTTCTCTGAAACCCACCCGCCGTGCTGCGGTTGAGGAAGATGAAGATGACGACGCACTTAGCTATTTCGCCCGCCTTGCCGAAGAGTGAAGTCTGATTACACCATTGATCGTGTAAGCAAGTCCGAAGCCGCAGAGTTACTTCTGCGGTTTCATTATCTTAAGGACTTTTCTAAGTCATTTAAATCTTGGTATAACTACGGTCTTTATAAGAATAATGACTTTTGCCCATTGAATATTGGTGGTATTCAGGGAGTCTGTGTGTTCACTGGACTCCCAGTCCCAGAAATAGCACAAGGAGCATTTGGATTAGAACGAAATGAGCAAGAAGGACTCTTTGAACTTTCAAGACTTTGCATACATCCTGACACACAATCTGCAGAGCATAATATCACTTCTTGGTTTGTTTCAAGAGCGATTAGACAGTTACGAAAGGATACTGAAGTTAAAGCAATCATCTCTTACGCTGATAGTGATTTTCATAATGGTACAATCTATCGCGCTTGTAATTTTAAATATTGCGGACTCACAGACCCAAAGAAAGATTTCTACTATGCAGACGGAACTAAACACTCTAGGGGCAAAATTAAAGGTGCTTCAGGAGAGTGGAAAGACCGCTCCCGCAAACACCGATATGTGATGATTTTTGATAAGAACCTAGAACTCTTATGGATTTGATGCTCTAGTATTTTCAGTTCTGATTAATTTATTATCTACATATTGCGATGATTTATCATAAGTCATCACTTTTCTTGTATCTGTAACCACTTGCTGTAGATATCTTGGCTTAAGAACATAGATTCCACGCTTTTCATTATTCTTAGCAACTTCATATTCATAGTTGCTTACACCAGTTACTGGATTTAATGTTGCTAGTGGATTGCTTGGATTTGGAATAGTAAAAGTTGAATCAACAACTTTACCTGCAGGAAGAATTAACCTATCCTTACTATCTTTAACTTCAGTAGTTTCATAATGATGAACAGCATTTAAATTTGTTCCATAGATTGACTCTGCATAATCATAAACATCCTTATCAGAAAGTGGCCATTGGTCCCTAACTCTTGTAATTCCCGCTGAGACTAAAACAACCCAATCATATTGAGAACTTCCATAAATTTCTTCTGCTACTGTTTCTGGACGAGCACCATCTACAATCTGATACTTATCAAAGATTGTGAAGACATTTTGTAAGTCTTCACGAAGTTTTACACGACGAAATAGATTCTTAACAGTCAAATACTCATCAGATGCTTTGCGATCTGATAAGAATGATTGGTATTCTAGATTTGGTAATTCTCTAAAGTAAGACATTAGTATCCAACTCCATATTGACCGCCTTGAGTTGTGTAATCTTCAGCGTAAATTGGGGTGAGTTCTTGGAATGATAGTGTTAATTGCATATAAACTGGTGTTCCATCAGAATAAGTAGCATAAGTTCCAGATCCAGTGTAATTTACGCTCATTCCACGAAGAGCACAAATTTTAAATCTATTTAAGTAAGGATGAGGTTTTGTCCCACTCATATATTGTAATCTGAAAACTTCTGGTGATTTGAGAAATAACCCTTCAGCATTTCCGCTATCTAATCCTTTTTTTACAGCACTATATTGCTTAAAAGACTTAATAATCTCTTTAATTTCTCTAGATTCTTTTTCGTCTCTAGGAACCATATCAAATGTAAATGAAAATTCTGGTCTTATAGTTACACCATTAAAAATCATTTCTACATTATCATTAAATACTGCACCATTAAATCTAGATATTGATTCATTAAGATTACCACCTTTACCAAGCGCAGCTTTAATAGCAGAACTAACAAAGGCAGTCTGTAGTGCTTTTTGTCCTAAAGCAGTTTGAGCTGCTGAACCAACTTTCCCAGCTTCGGATATAAGGTTACCAACTAAAGAATTAAAAAAATCTTTAGATTTAAGAGTATCACCTCCCATAGATCTAAGAGATGCTTCTAAAGGATTAAAACTACTCTGTCCCCAAGCGGCACTATTATTATCTTGAATATTTTCTGGTATTGGTAATAATATTGTTCGTAAAATATCTTTTTTACTATTTGGAGACCCTAATTGATCTTCATATGTTTGATCAGAAGTATTCAACGCAAAAGAACCCTCTTGAGTTCCAAGACCTGGAGGAGTATATTTAATAACATCAATTTTAAGATAATCGTCAGATGCCTCAATCTTTTTATAAGGATATCTTAATGTAACCGACTTTGTTTGTGTAGATTGATTTTGAGAAAATGCAGTTAAGTTTCCAGAACTATCAACTCCAAATTGTGGGTTTGTAAATGGATCTGCCATTATCTTTTTCTAATTATTTAGTTCTAATGTTGCTAAAAGGCAGTCTTCTTAAATCTTCAAGCTCTGTATCATAAACTTCATACATTCCTCCAGCAACTTCATCCCAAGTGTATTGTCTGGATTCTCCCCAGTGAAAGTTAATACCTTTAAATCCCCACTTAAATACCTCAGTCACGGCAACTAGAGGATTTTGATCATATCTTATACCTGAAGTTTTAGCATTATAAACAAAGATGTAAAATCTACCGACTTTTGGAGATTCTTTAGTTTCTGGCAAAATATCCATTAACTCAAGCATTAAGTCGTCAGAACTTTCTGTTCCAATTAATTTTTTAACAAGAGGAGCAATTCGATTTATTTTTCTTTCTTGAAGCGTTTTTCTAGGCATTATTTAAAAAAGTTCTTTTTCGGTAATAACTTTAAACTCATAACCACGATCAGCACACCATTCTTTCGCTGCTTCCCACTTTGATTGATTTTTAGCATACTCATAAACCTCACGAATATAATTCTTTGTTTGCCTTTGAGGTTTTGGTGGTGGAACAGTTTGCTTTTTAGGTTTGATTTCGATCATATATTTTTTAATTGAACCATCAGATTCTTTGACTTTTATGAGAAAGTCTGGGAAATATCTATGAATCTTACCATCAACAGGGGAGCGATATGGAATGCATTTTTCTTCAGATTCCCAAGATATAATTTTTTCATTTAAGTCACAATAAACACAAAACTTTCTTTCCCACAGAGATCGATAAATGATATTGGTGGGATCTCCATTATACTTTTCTGGATATGATGGTTGATATTTTCCTTTATAGGACATCTAAATACTTATAATATAAGACTCGTATAAGGTATTTAGAGTGGCTATTAAGCGCAGAATATCTGATATAAAACCACTATTAACAAATCTTGCCCAATCTTCGCACTATGAAGTTCAGTTTGGTGGATTACCAGATCAATTAAAAGATTATCTTCGTAAGAGAGGAGTTACATCTAGATTTGTTGTAGGTGATGCTGGATTGTTATGTTATTCTGCAATTTTGCCAACATCAAATCTTGCAACTAACACTATATCTGGAAATTTTATGGGCGTGCAGGAAAAATTTGCCCATACAAGATTATACGATACAATTACTTTAGATTTTTATATTGATAAAAATTATAAATCTCTAAAATTTATTGAGAGTTGGATGGAGTTTATTGCAAGTGGATCTTTCAACCAACAAGGATTAGATGGAGAAAATTCTTCAATCAGTCAGAATAATCAAGGTTACTTTTCTAGGATGCAATATCCAGCATACTATAAGTCAAATGCAACTAGAATTATTAAATTTGATAGAGACTACAAACAAGAAATTGAATATAATTTTATTGGACTATTTCCATCAACTATTAGTTCAATTCCAGTAAGTTATGTTGCTTCTGATACCTTAAAAATGTCTGCAACATTTCAATACGATCGCTACATTGCTGGTAAATCTTTGAGTATTAATCAATATCTGGGAAATTCTAATAATAAGGAACCAACCGAACCAACAACTACTCAAAGAACTTTAGTACCAGTTCGTGGTCAAAGTGGTGTTGTTTTTTATGATTCAAGTATTGATACAAGAACTAGTGCTGAAGTGAATAGAAGATTTTTTAATGGTTCTGGGCAACCGATAATCAACTAAATAATTTTACTGAAATCTATAGGTCATTATGCCTTTACCTACAATTGCAACGCCGACATATGAGTTGGAAATTCCTTCATTAAAAAAGAAAATAAAATACAGACCATTTTTAGTTAAAGAAGAAAAAATTCTGATTATTGCTATGGAGAGTGAAGATCCAAAGCAAATTGCTGAAGCAGTTAAGACAGTAATTGGTAATTGTGTTCTCACTAAAGGAATTAAAATCGATCAACTAGCAACTTTTGATATCGAATATCTTTTCCTCAATATTCGTGGAAAGTCTGTTGGTGAAGATGTGGATGTTTTAATTACTTGTCCAGATGATGGGACAACACAAGTCCCGGCTTCTATAAATTTGGACGATATTCAAGTTCAGGTAAGTAAAGAACATTCTCGTGATATTAAATTGGATGATTCTCTAACTATGAGAATGAAGTATCCATCGATGCAAGAGTTTATTAAAAATAACTTTGCTAATGAAATGGATGTAAGTGTTGATGATACCTTTGATATGATTTCTTCTTGTATTGAACAAATTTATAGTGAAGAAGAATCTTGGACGGCAGCTGATGTGACGAAAAAGGAAATGAATGAATTTCTTGAGCAGCTGAGTTCGAAGCAATTTAAAGATATCGAAAGATTCTTTGAGACTATGCCCAAACTTTCTCATACACTCAAAATTAAAAATCCAAATACTGGAGTTGAAAGTGAAGTTATTCTGGAGGGATTAACATCTTTTTTCGCCTAGCGATGGCGCACGAAGATCTTGCGTCATACTATAAGACTAATTTTGCTCTTGTTCAGCATCATAAATACTCTTTGACAGAGTTAGAGAATATGATTCCCTGGGAACGGGAAATCTATGTTGGGTTACTCCAACAATACATTGAAGAAGAAAATCTGAAGAATAGTGCTAATGGCTGAAATGGATCCTGTAGCAATTGCCCAGAGCGGGGTTGACCCTGTAACAGGATCTCCATTGTCTTCGGAGGTTCGGAAGGCACTTTTTAGAAGAACGATTGTTCCATCAAAAGTATTTGCTCGTGGTGGAGCATTAGTAAAAAGAGATGAGAGTGCTCTTGTTGCTCAACAGCAAGTAAAAAAAGATGATGGTACTCTTGTTGTCCAACAGCAAGTAAACACGCAAGAAAGCATTACATCTCTTCAAAATCAAATTAATAATCTTCGTATAGAAGTCGCTGGATTAACTGCTGGGTTAGCCACTATTTCCAGACTTATACAAGCGGATAGTGTAGTAGAACAAACTCAGATTAGAACTGA